TATGTCAGGCAGTTATCACAACCAGGTGATAAGCGCTCGCAACCGCTGACTATATTCCACGCTTCAATAATCAATCAAAAAACCTCGTGTACATATAATGATCTTTCCCGTCGGGCCCGTATTCTTTTAAGATAGATTCGCTTTCAAAACCTAATGCCTCAATCCATCGAACTGCATCATGAAAATCGCATTGCACGTTTGCTTGCACTCTTCTAAATTTCATTCCCACCGCAATTTTAAAAAACATATCTTTAACTTGTTTATGCAACCAGATGCGATGCTTCTTATAATCGCTGCCTAGTACAACCCATGCGTGTCCAACATTTCCCCATACTGGAAGAATGCCAGCGCACCCTATGATTTTGTCAGTAGTGAATCCAGTAAAGCTACAACCTTTAGAATTATCTTTAAGAGCTTTATCCAAATCTCTATCAACAACTTTAAAAATCTCAGTCTCGCGAGGGCGCATGAGAATCGCATCCATGTGCCAAGGCTCATATTTTTGTATCCACCGAACGTTATGTAAATTGCTCACCAGTGTTCAAATCTCCACCTATAGCTACAACATGCATATCTAAAGGTTGTTCCTGTTTAATCTCAATAAAAGCATCTTTGTCGAAGCCTAAATTCATTACCTTTTTGTCACCCGTAAAAGATGCCGGAGGAGAGTTTAATAAATCCGCCGAAGTACGAAACGGCATTTGATCTCCATTGATACTGATGCCAAGTGTGTTTACTAATCTTACAAAAATATGATTCCAGCGTTTTGGTTTGCCTTGCGTAATGCCTTGTGGCGATCCAAATTCTGGGCGTGACGGTTTAATCGTTGTGATATAACCTAATCCAACATAAGCTTCTGAAACTTCCGTAGCCGTTGTCACCTGACCATCAGTTACAGTGGCGCTTGGGAATACAGCCCCGTTGCCTACTATTTGGACTAAAGATCCTTCCAAATGACTCAGCCCTGTAATTGTTGTCACCCCTTTGCGAACTTTGCCAGCCGAGTCATAAGCAGTGTATGCAGTCCCGTTCACATCCACTCCCGTCGTTTGATTTGTCAATTCAAAAGTATTGGTTGTTTTGTCTGCCACTTTATATCGATTGCCATTCACTTCAGTCATCCCCAACACATCTTTAATATCGACTAAATCTCCATCGGCAAATCCATGTGATGCCGCAGTCACAACGACAGGGTTAGCTGCCGTGATGCCTGTGATTGTTACAGGACTATCTAGCGTCAATCCTCCATCTACAAAAATACTGGGGTTGAGATATTCTACAGATCGTTTAGTAATGCCGTTGACCCGTCGCTTCACCGTAACCCAAAGTTCATCGCGCAGGCTATCGGCACTTGGTATCACAGCGACGGATTCAACTAATGTTAATTCTCCACCTACTGGATGTCTGTGCCATGCAACAACATTTTGATCTCTAAGATAAGTGCAGCCAATCAATGCTCCGTCGGCAGTAACCGCCCAGACGATTGAATCTTCCTCTTGTTGATAAGCCATGTCGGTGATACCAGATGCACTAACATGCTCTGCTAATAATGTAATGTCAGGAGCCAAATATCCATCAACGTCAAAATTGAACACCAGTTCGCGAACTTTTCTTCCAGCCCGTTGATTAAATAAAAGTAAGTTGCCGACATTCAGTGGCGTTACTTTGTTACTGCCGAAACTTGCTTGGCGTACTGCTTTAATATTGGTTGCTGTAATGTTGTCGTCCACACCACCAGAGATCGTAAACTCTCCGCCTAATGTGCCACAAAGCATGTCTGTAGATTCTGCCAACCATTGAATAGCATTCACTTCATTTGCCACTAAAGTAAATTCAACACTGTCAGTTGCTGTCGCAGTTCCTTGATGCATGTTTTCAAAAGAAGCTACCGTACTCCCCCAAATCTTTTGAGGATCATCATTACTGCCACCCCAATACACACGCTGATTGTAAAATGTTACTGCGCCTGGATTTTGGTCATTACCATCCGTTCCTGTTCCGGCAGAGCCAGCACAAAAAGTAGAAGGGAATGTAGATCCAGTAAAAGAAATATTAGTTAACGTCCACGCAGTATCTGATGATCGAGTAAGTTTTCGTGGGCTTACTCTTTTATGAGCTAAATATAATGTGTCGGCACTTTGTGCATACTGAATATCAAATAAATCTGCGGTGGTATAAGTTGTAACAATTTCTACTGGCTTACCAGCGCTTAGTACTTGGGCATTATCTTTATAAATACGAAGATATAAATTACCAAATTCCAACATGTAAGGTTGTGTCACGCTGAACTCAAATGGGATTAATCTTACCTTCGCACTTTGCGTTCCAGCTTTGCATGTCACCGTGTCTAATGTATGCGTCGCGCCTGTAAAATGTTTAAAGCCTATGAAAGCAGCCGTGGTAATTGCGGTGAACTCAACGGTATGTGTTCCCGCTGCCATACTTGTTGATGTATAAATCTGTTCGCCACCCGTTGCAGTCCCTATTTGTAATAAGATTGCACCCGAACCAATCGTAAAGGTAAGAATGTATCGTTGCCCTTTGACTACTGTGACGCTTTGCTCTGCCCATCCATAATTACTGGTATCGACAGAAACAATGTTCATTAAGTTAGTTGCATGCGCGATGGAAGATCCACTACCTACTTTTTTATCTGTCCACCCTGTAATGTTGCTGGCAAAAGTTCCATTCGTCACCAACTCCGAGCCAGTTGTCGCAGCCTTGACATCCGCAACGTAATTCAATCCACCTCGTCGCTTTAAACCGCCATGAGGCAAAACAATTGCGTTTTCCAATGTAGCGAGGGAATCTTTATACTTGGCAAGATCCACTCTGCCAGATAATCTTTCAGTGACTTCACCTGTCGTGAATGTCGAATACATTGCATGGGCTTTAGCCATCTATGTAACACTCCCAGCGCGTGCATCCATAATAGATTGTGCATCAAGATTGGCAGGCGTTCCTTCTTGCGAGTCAATCGTTCTTGCTTCTTTAACTTTTTTATCGTAAGCCGTCCACATTGCAGTTGCGACTGTATTACTGCCTGAGATTGGTAATGCCAACTCCGCAGCGATTCTTGCAGTCAACGCAGAGATAAACAACGCATCAAAATCATTTGGATCTGTGACACGCTTTAAATATATTAGATTGACCGAGCTCACATCCGTCATTAAACGTCTGCCCTCAATCGTATGATCAATTCTTGTGTCACCAGATAGAACATCAACAACGCGCAAATTATCTCCAGGCAATTGGTGGTAATATCCCCAACCGAATGCAGGAGTTTCTGTCAACGCCGCTAACACTTGTCGTGCCTTGCAACAATTCCACACTGCTGCTCTTGTCACATCGTCACGCATCTCTTCATAGATAGCGTTTACCAACCGCGCTCGTTCCGTATCATCGCCAAACGATGTAATCGGATCGTCACCCAGTAAACGTAATGCGTTAGATGAAATTTCTACAAAACTTGCCATTTGAATTCCTTGAAAGAAAAGGAGCAGCCCGAAGACTGCCCCCTGTCAGTTAGTTAACGATATACTCAACAACCATCGTGATATCTCCAGCAGCAGCGGTAGCCGCAACTGTTTCGATGGTCAACGCTATGCGAAGCATTTTGCCTGGATCAGAAGTCAATCCGGCATCTTCCCACATAAAGTTGCCAACGGTTTCAATACCGAGGGTTTCGTAACGGAATTCCGTTCCAGCCGTTACAGCCGCTTGAAGAACGGTACTTACTGTCCCGTAACAATCACGATCAATTACGCCTTCAGCAGCATATGCAGTCGCACTACCATCGGTGTCATTAAACTTGACGTTACCGTTATAGACACCAACATCAGTAACCAATGCCGGTGATCCATTACTATCCAAGTCATCGTTATAAAGCATGATAGACTTGATTTTTGCGTTTGATGGAATTTCAGCCATCATAATGATATCGTTGTCATCAATATCAGTTGTAGCAGCGGCGATGGTGTCAGCCCATACACGAACTTTGCCACCAGCGCTTGCGGAGTCAACCATGACTTGAGGAATAGCCTCATAGTTGGTTAACTCGGTTGAATATGCAGTTGCCATTTTAATACTCCTATTTTAAATTAATGAATCAGTTAGTGAAGTTCTTAGGATTCGTCACAATCCAATTGGACAACTTTCTCGTCCTCAATTCTTGTTGCGCCTAAAGAACATTCTACGAAGCATTGGGTGCTATAATTTTTATCGCTTCTCTCACTGATCCGAATGTTAGGAGAACCATTCATAGCAAGTCCAATTCCTGATTTTGCCCAAGCGAAACAACTTCTAATGTTGCCAACTTTTGCAAGGCGAGTTGAAATGATGAATTTAAAGCCACACCAAGTTTCCAGCTCTGCGTTCATTAGAGCGCGGACTGAATTATGATCTATCGAAGTATTAGTAGTAACACTCAACAATGCTTCCAACTGGTCAGGCCCAACGACTACATACATTGGCTCTTCCCCTGGATCCACATCGTTATTTAGAAGTTTCTTCTTAGCTTCCAATAATTTTGCTAATGTTAAATCCGTTCCACCATTAGCAATTTTCTGTGCAGCAGGAAGTGCGATAGAAGAAGCCGCATCAGAGGAACTAATGCTATAAGCATTCCCAAGAGCTGCGGAAATAATCACATCGTCCTTCTGGCGATTCATTGCAGCCGTCAATTGTTTCATTGTCGGTGAAGTTGGATCTTTTGCCATCTTTACACGATCAGGATTGTCGATTAAATCAACCGCCCTGTAAGTGTTAAACGTAACTCTCCTACGACTAAAAGGTACTTCTGTTAATGGTGTATCTTCGTGACGACTGACAGATTGAACCATCGAAACGGTGTCCATTCTGTCAAACATAAATTGCTTTGCATCGTTGACCTGTTCGTAACGTACTGCTCCGCCTAACTTGGATTGCTTTTGACTCGCCAAGTGCAGAAAATTATCCGAGAACGAAGTCTCGAAGGCTTTATTAATTTGTCCAGACATTTTACTCTCCTAATTAATGATTCATTGAACGGAGAGTTATCCATCATTGGACTCTCCTGGTTTTTTTCAGAACACGCCTGATCCGAAACGGATTACCAGGACAAAAAACTTTTAAGAAACAATTGTCCGCTAAGCGGGTTGCTTCTCAAGGAATACAGAAGGGAGTTTCTTTTTCTTTTTCCCCTTCTTGATCGGCTCAATCTCTGGCGCTGGCTCTGCGTACTTGCCTGCTTTAAAAAAATAGCAGTTACGCAATTCCTCGACTTCGACTGATGCCTTGTACTCCATGCAAACTTGAGTCTGCGGTACGAGATGAATGCAGTCGCCGCATTTGATATCGTTTGAAATCGACATTATTCATCTCCATGTATCGTGTTATTCCATCGATCCAACATCTTGACCACCTCATTATGGCGGGGATGTGTTTCGCTGAAATAAGCTTTATAGTCATCGTTTTCTGTATCTCTATAAAACGAATCTTTAGCTCGTTGTGCAGAATCTGGATCAGTAAACGCATTCATCTTAGGATCACCTAAGTGTTTAGCCTCACCAAAATCCCTTGTAATTTTATCTAAAAACTTTGCGACATGCGGATCATTGCCGAAGCCAGATGCATCCAAGTATTGCTTTTCATCACCACTGGCATACTGATCCACTAACCTTTGGATGCCTGATAACTTCTCTTCATACTGGCGGCCCCAATCGGCGCGAAGTTCTATTTCAGCTTTCTGAATATTATTTTCCTGTGCGACTTGATGCTGCACAAACATGTCTTTGGTCTGAGCGTTATACCAACCATATAAATCGTTGACTTGTGCGCTATTCAAACCCATGCCATGAGCTTTTTTTAAGAACTCACCTTCCATGTGATTGTCTTCATTCATTCCCTCTGGCATCTCAGGCTTCTCAAACTCGTAGTCCTCTGGAGTATCGGGCCTGCCTAACTTGGAATGATATCTTTCAATTTCTTCTGCCGTTGCGTTCTCGCCAGGAATCTTTATTGTCCCGTCGAAATATTTCTCTAAATTGACATAGCCTTTCGCAAGTGCATCAACATCCTTGAATTTCTCAAGAGTTTTGACTCCTTGCAAATCGCCTGTCAAATCAGTTCGCCATGTGGCTTCAACTTGTTCTGCTGTTTGTGATTCAACTTCTGGTGTTTCTGTATCTGTTCCTGTATCGACTACCTCTTCCGAGGTTGCAGTCATGTCTTCAGTCATAAATCCTTTCCTTTGGTTTCCCAGTAGTCCAGGTTTTTTTTAATTTGCAGGAACACCGCCCGACATCCTTCGTTGTAGGCCGTGGTTTCTGGCTCACCTGGGACAAAACTGGATGTGTTATTGTATTGGTTTTCAAACCATTCATACACTAACCCTCCATCTCCGCTTGTAAATGTATTATGAAACGCGCTTGCGATTTGTCGTTCAGTTAGTGCCGCCGGTAAACTGTTGGACAAGCGCTGCTTTATCTTCTTCACTTAAATTCGATGCTCCGTCTTGCATAACTTTCATTGCAGGCGCTGCCTTACCAGCCGACTCAGCCATAGCGCCCATCTTTTGCATTTGTTCTGCTTGAGCTTGTTTCTGCTGCTCACGTTCAACATCTTCTTCCATTTGGGCGTTACCTTTGACAACCGACTTAGGAACACCTAGTACGGGTGCAATGATTCTCCCAGCCGCCATCAGATCAGGTAATTGCAATACCCTTGGATCAATCTGTCCAAATTGTGCAATCAAGCTAATCCAGTTTTGTATCGATTCCACTTCAACCATTTTTTGAGATCTTGCCAACTGTCCTACATACTCAATGTCAATTGCTTCTAAATTCTGAATCTCTTGTGGAGGTGGAGGTAAAGCTCCCGTTCTAAACATAATGCCAACGGTTCGATTTAACATCGGGCCCAGCACTTCTGATTCAAATCTTGAAATTGTCGGGCCTAAGAGTCGTTCCATTTCAGAACGTAGGACAGACACTTCCGAAGCTGTCATCTGTTTTGTTCTGGGAATGTTAAGTTGATCCGTTAGGTAGATGTCACGAATAGATTGTTTAAGATCATTCGCTTTCAATGAGGATAAATCTAATCGTAATTCTGTAGGGAGTGTTCTGACATCTTTAGGGTTTCGTGAATAGATAATTGAGTTACTACCCAATTTCACTGTGCCTATAAATCCATCTTCTGGAGCAAGGATAGGAGGGTTGACTGCTTTCTCCAAACCGATCAACTCAAGTTTCCGCAACTGGTTGAGAGATTTAATATCATCCAATGCAATGGCAGCAGGGCCTCGACCTCTAGTTTCTCCAGATGCTTTATCCCATCTGCCCACCATGTAAGGAAATTCTTTGTAACCCCGTTCATCCACTACTAAATGTTGATCCACTAATATATCAACTGAGGCAAATGGAAACTTAACTTTTGATCCCAACTCTTGGGTGGGGGCCACCACTCTTAAAAAATTAAACTTATCATCTGGAGTTTCCTTTAATGATTTAGCAATCACATTAGGAATAGTCCCTCCAGGGAATCGTTGTACATATTGTCTCGCCGTCAATTCATATTCACGCATGACCGTATCAACAAGACCCGCATCATCTTCCGCAAATACATAAGAAGCGATTGGCAATGCTCTGAAGGTCAATCCGTTAAATCCTTTTTGTTTTAACTCAGACTCTTCTACATATAAACAGATCGTTGCGAAGGAATTAAAGTCAAGGTAGATTTCATTGATGACAGGGTAGAAGTTACTTTGGTCTAGTGCATAACGCACTCCGTCTTCCACTGTCTTAAACCAATTCATTACATTTTGATTCGCATTGAATTGCTTGAGGGGAGATGCTTCGGGTAGCTTGAAGCCAAACCATCGAATGGCTTTTGGCGTTAAAGTATCTGCCATGACTAATGCAAGTGTGTTCGCAGCGTGAGGAGCAGTGGAATCAAAATGCTTATGTCGGATAATACCAGGCGTGCGACTCTCTTCTGCGGTTTGCTTGCGAGGACGAATATAGTCCACAACATCCCTGTAAAAACTATCCCAGAGATTACGATCCTCTTTGAGTGTTTCGTTACGTTTCAGTAAGTTCTTCGCATTGACTGCCATTTAGTATCCGCCTAATTTCTGTTTCGCAGTATTGCCATCCTCTTCTAATCCAGACGCACCCCCTTGATTAGTGATCAATGAAGCTCTGCCACGTTTTTTATCTTTTGCTGCTGCCGCGCGAGCCTTTGCCTGTTTCTCTTCTTCCTGTTGACTCACATCTGGCAAGGGTGCAGGAGCGGGTGGCATCGGAGGCATTGCTGGCGCTCCGCCAAAACATTGAGTGACAATAAAATTAAGTATGTTCATCAATAACCTCCCAGCGTTTTCTTTTGCCCAGAATTAGCCTCGCCGCCTAATCCAGATGCCCCATCTTTATTAGTAATCAATGAAGTTCTGCCACGCTTCTTGCTGTCTGCCGTTTTCTCTCTCGCTGAAGCCGAGTTGTCGATTGGTGCAGGCTTGGGCGGTGGAGGCGGAGCGTAAACAGGTCTTGGTGGAGGTGATCCCCCCATGATTGTGAAATAGGTATCTAGGATATTCATTAGAAAATATTAAACTCCTGTTCTGCGACGGTTTGTAATGCTGATGTTCGGGGTGTCCTGTAGTCCATTGCCAACTGCATAAATGCATCCGCTCCATGAGAAGCCCAGTTATGCACGGGATTTTTCTTGTAGACTCCCATCTTGTCATCAAACTCTTTATGGTAATTGCGTAACGCTGAAATTAACTTTTCACATTTGGTCTTATCAAACCAACACTTAGAAATTATTTGCCGTGCTTGTTCGATTGCTTCTTCCTTCGCGCGGACTTTTTTGCCGACCGTAAAAATGATTCCAAGACTGCGTGCCGTATCACGG